GGGTCTCCTTTGTATTTTTTGTAATTCTTTGGTTTGAACTTACCACTGTATGACATAAATAGATGTATATAACTCGTTTAAGGATATTTATATGCCCAATATTAACAAAATTTTAAGTAAAGTAAATAAAGCAAAATCTGCTATTTCTAGTGCAAAAGGAATCAAATCCAAACTATCTCAGATTAATTATACTTCAGTAATCAACTCTAACGAGTTAGAAGCACAGGCAGAAATTGCAAAACAGACTTTAGAAAAAAGAAAAGCATCATTACAGAAGTCTTTGAATGCAAACAACAAAGCAAAGAACAAGGCAAAGAAGTCTCCAGACGGACAGTTAATTGAACTTCAATATCCGTTCGAAGAACAACACGATAATTACATAGTATTCACAAGTCGTGCAAGAGTCAATCGTCAAAGAAGAGAATCAGATGGTATGATTATGGGTGCAGACACAAAAAGAGCCTCCCTTATGAATACAGCAGACGGACAAGTTCAGATTGCATTACATATTCCTTTAACACTAGAACAAGAAGCTTCTGTTCAGTATGCTAAAAAAGATGTTGGTTCACTTGCAAGAGGAGCGGCACAAGGTGGAACAGGATTTATTACTGGTATGATTCAAGGGTTATCACAAGCAGCGTCAAAACTTTTGAACAGTATGACAGGTAATGCAATGTTTATCATGCAAGGTAAAGCAGTAAATCCTATGCAAGAAATGTCATTAGAAGGTGTTGACTTTAGAACATTATCATTTTCTTACACTATGTCACCGTCTTCTGAAGCAGAGGCAGACCAGATAAATGATATTATCTATTACTTTAAAACTGCAATGTTGCCTGATACATATCCGGCATTAGGTGCAGCGTCATCAGATGCAGAGGGATTCTTTAACTATCCCAATACATGGAAAGCAGAGTTAGAAGGACCTATTTCAAATAAAGTTGACGGATATCTTCCTATGGTTTTAGAGAGTTGCAAAGTCACTTACGAAGGTGATTCAACTTCTATGACTTTCTTTAAAGAAGGACAACCAACAAGTATTAAAATGGAGTTAGGATTTAAAGAACTTAAAATACTTACACAAGAATCTTATCAAGAAATTACTGCAAACTCAATGGGTGCTGAAGCAATTAAGAAGCACGGAATCAAATCTATGCCTAGTATCATTGATGAAAATGCTTCAGACGCAGATGCTAGAGACGCAAACTTAAAAGCAGGTTCTGCCGGTGAACAAGCAATAAAAGATTCTAAGAAGAACAAGAAAAATCCATAAGGTAAAATATGTCAAATCAATTATTTAAAAACTTTCCAGAAATACAATATACTTTATCAACAGGTAAGATTGTTACCATTAAAGACTTCTTTAGAAAGTCTACAATAGAACAGGAATCTGTTAACAGTGTAATCTCATACACATTCTATGAAATACAAGACGGTGAGAGACCAGATGTTGTTGCAGATAGATTATATGGTGATAGTGATTTACATTGGACATTTTTCTTAGTCAATGAAATGGATAATTATTATCAATGGTATAAAGACCAAGTCACATTTGAAAACCATATTAAAGAAATGTATCCTGAATATTGGTTGACTTCAACTAACTCATCAGACATAGTAAGTTCAACAAACAAATGGTTGTTAGGAGAAATAATCGAAACAGGAACACAACAAGGTAATGTCATATCAGTTCAACCCACATTCAATAGAATTGGTGTTGTAGGTGGAACTTGGAATGCAAATGATGTTGTCACAGGCAAAGTGAGTGGTAAATCATTCACGGTATCATCCGTTCAGAACGGTTCTGATGGTGTTGACCATTATGTCAACTCAGAAGGTCTTAAAAGAAACACCTCAACAACAGGTTTTACACCAGTGACTTACTATACACATGACTATGAGATGAATGAGAAAGCAAGAAAGATAAAAGTTATAAGACCTGAGTATATACGAAGAGTCGTATCAGAATTCGAAAAAGTAATGGCATCATAATGGGAGCACCTTTAAGACAAGGAGAATTCTTAGTAGAATCTCTAGCACTAGTCAATCAATTCGGTGAGACTTTAGATATCTCAGGAGTTGTTGGTGAGTTTTCTTTGACTGAAAGTATACATAGAAAATTTTCATCTGCTGTTGTGGGTATTGTTGATGGTCTTAATCTATTAAAGAACTATCGGTTTACAGGACAAGAATTCATTCGTATATCAATCAAACAAAAAGAAGGTATGGGTGATACTGCAGATGCAATGTATAGTATTGATAAAACATTCAGAGTATTTAAAGCAGACAATATTTCCAGACAAGGAGAAAAGATTCAATCATACATATTGAGTTTATGTGAACCTAGGTTATTTAATCTACAAAGAACTAGATTGAGTAGAACATTAAGAGGTTCTTATGATGACATGTTAGAGAATGTTCTTGTAAATGAAGCAAAGATTCCTATGGAAGAATTCGACCATTGGGAAGAAACCAAACCAGACAATTTTCAATTCATAGTTCCTAATTGGACTACAAATAACATCATAGACTATTGTGTCAAAGAGGCAAATATAGGTGGTGATACTAATTATAGAAATGCTATGTTCTTCTTTCAAACATTAAATGGTGGGTTTAGATTTAAATCGATTGATGAAATGTTTTCACAAGAATTTCCTGTTGCATTCAGTATGAAACCTAGAAATTCATCTCCAACAGAAGATATGGACTTAAATGCTCCTGGTGGTTTGAATAGTCAGATTCTTTCTTATAGAAAACCACAAATGTTTGATACATTAAGGGGTACAGTCAGAGGTGCTTATGCATCCCACATGAAAGTATATGACCCTTTGCGTAAATTAGAATCAGAAGAAGTTTATGACATGGAAGAAACATTTAAAAGAGGTAAACATCTATCTGGTTTTCCTATGATTCATAATGGTGCATATGAGTATACATTTACAGTAGAAAACTCAGTGGGTGAAGGAGAACCACCACAATATTCAGAAGTAGATGTTGACTTACCTCCAAACCAGCATTTTAACGCGTTTTTCATTGAGGCAAGTGATATGAGACACTCATATGATGACAATGAGGATTTGACTGCTCAAGAACTTTTCAGAGGAAAGGAAAATAGAGACAATGCGACACTAGAAAGAAATGCACTTCTTGAAATATTGAATCAACATCGAATAGTTGTGACTGTTCCTCTAAGAACTGATATGAATGTAGGACAAATTGTTCAAATATCACTTCCTGCTGCTGAACCAACTTCAGAACAAGATACATCAGATAAATTAAACGATGATAGATATCTTATAACAGATTTAAAGATAACTGGTGACCCAACAGAATTGACAGGTACAATGACAATGGAATGTGTTAAAGAATCTTACATGCAGAAGGTAGAAACTGCAACACCATTAGACAATACTGCGACACCGAGAGAATCATGATAACATTTTATGGAATAGTTGAAGATAGACAAGACCCTTTAAAAGTAGGAAGAGTTCGTGTAAGAATACACGGAATTCATTCAGAAAATAAACAATACATCGCAACTCCTGACCTGCCGTGGGCACAAGTTTTATTACCAACAACAACTGCAGGATTATCTGGAATAGGAACTCAACATGGACTTATTGAGGGTTCTACAGTTTTTGGATTCTTCAGAGATGGTAAAACTAGACAAGACCCTGTTATAACTCATGTGTCTGCTGGTATTCCTCAGAAAGGTTATAAAGAAACAACTAAAGATGAATTACTAAACAGAAATATTGAAAAAGGATTCAATGACCCTAGAAGATTAACTGTTGATGAGTATAAAGATACTCCAGACGGACCGAATCCTGAACAAGCACCAAATCGTTCACATGGTTTATCAACTGCAATAGACACTGCACCAAAAACACCAAAAGAACTTTCAATCAATTATGATAATACAGGTTCTACTATAACAGAATTAGAGGTGACTGCAGATATGTTGCCTTACTATCCTTTATATACAGACGAATCAGATTTATCTTCTATTGCAAGAGGTGGAGTTTTAGACCATGCAATTAACGGTGGCATGCTTCACACATCAACACAAAAGATTTTAGGAGACTTTGTGGATGTCCAAGCAAAACCTGTATATCCTTACAATAAGGTTTTGCAAACCGAGGCAGGACATGTTTTAGAAATTGATGACACACCAAAAGCAGAAAGAATAAATGTTCATCATAGGTCAGGAACATTCCATGAGATTCATGCAGACGGTTCAGAAGTCACCAGAATTGTAAACAACAATTACACTGCAATACTTAAAGACGACAAAGTGTATATTGCCGGTAATGCAGACTTACAAGTTGGTCACGGCAATGTTAATATAACAGTTGATACAGGTAATGTTAATATGAATGTATTGAAAGGAAATGTTGATGCACAAATTCAAGGAACATTAAATGCAGATGTTGTTGGTAATACTACCTTTACATCTCCTGAAACAACAATGACCACTAACTTGAAAGTTGACGGTACAGTTCATGTCACTGGTGCTCAGACAAATGACTCCACAATTGATGCAGTTGGTGATATATCAACTGATGCTGGAAATGGAATAACACTTGCAACCCACAAACATGAAACAACTATCAAAGGTGGTTCAAGTGCAGGTAAATATACTTCAGTGAAAGGTAAATAGGGAGTATAAATAGATATATGGCAGATTTAAAATCACAAGGAAAGAATGTAGCATCGAAGGAAGTTTATGCAGATTTAGACATGAACTTTACTGCACACCCTATAACAGGTGATTTAACAATTAAGAAAGACTCAGATGCAATCAAACAGTCAATTAAGAATATCATGTTGACGAATTACTATGAAAGACCATTCAAACCTGCTCTTGCTGGTGGAATGAGAGACTTATTGTTTGCACTTAACACTGAAAGAAGAGTCAAAACTGCACAAATGAAAATTAAAGAAGTTATTGAGGATTTTGAACCAAGAGTTTCAAATGTAATACCTCAATTCACAATAAAAAGAAATAATGATTTGCATATCACAATAAATTATACAATTTTGAATGGTATGCCGAATCAAGAAGTCAACATGACACTTAAAAGGGCAAGATAATGGCAACAAAGAGTTCACAAATAAACATTACAGAATTAGATTTCGATGCAATCTCAGATAATCTAAAAGCATATCTTAAAGGACAAGATAAATTAAAAGATTATAACTTCGAAGGTTCAACAATGTCAACATTGATTGACTTACTTGCATACTCATCACATATTGGTGCAGTCAATACTAATATTGCAGCGTCAGAACTCTTCTTAGATTCTGCCCAAATTAGAAAGAATGTAGTATCTCGTGCCAAGGATTTAGGTTTTACACCTGCATCTGAAAAAGCATCATCTGCTCTCTTAGATATTGCACTTAACAATGTTGTGAATGCAGACGGAACTTTCCCAACTTTATCAGAAATGACTATTCCTAGAGGACATGTTTTTCAGACAGTTTTTGATGGTGTATCATATGACTTTGTGACTACAGATACAAACAAACCTACTCAGAATTCTACGACCTTTAATTATTCAAATGTTGAGATATCACAAGGAGCATATATGGTCGATTCTTTTGTCTATGACAGACAGATTAAAAACTCAAAGTTTGTTTTATCGAATGAAAGAGTTGATAGAAGTAAATTATCAGTAGTAGTCAACTCAGGTGGTGTTTCAGAAACTTATGCATTGTCTACAGATATTTCTACAATCTCAACAACATCTAAAGTATATTATACACAAGAGAACGAAGAAGGATATTTAGAAATCTATTTTGGTGATGGTGTATTAGGAAATGAATTACTAGACGGTGATATAATCACTGCAACTTATATTGTAGTTGATGCAGAACATGCCGATGGTGCAAAAACATTTCAACAGATTACTGCAGTAAATGGTTATTCAGATTCAGTTATTACAACTAGACAGAATTCAACAGGTGGTGCAGAGAAAGAATCAATTGAGTCTATCAAGTTTAAAGCAAACAAATTCTTTACATCTCAGAACAGACTGGTAACACTGAATGACTACAAAGCAAAGGTCAGTGAGTATTATCCGAATGCAGATGCAGTTGCAGTATGGGGTGGAGAAGATAATAATCCACCACAATATGGTAAAGTGTTTCTTGCAATCAAACCTAAAAACTCAGACTATTTAACTGAAGTAGAAAAGTCAGAAGTAGTTAGAAAACTAAATGCATTGAATATGGTTACAGTAAGACCAGAGATTGTGAATCCAGAAAT